AAGTAACACAGGGAACTAGCTTTCTTGGTGTAACATTCAATGTAGAGGTAATAGCATAATGAAAGTAAAGATTTTATTAGGAAGTGATTTTTCACTAGATAAAAAAGATAAAAGAGTAGAGGCAGGAGAAGTTTTAGACTTGCCAGAAAAAATAGCTAAAGCATTAATTAAGAATAATGCAGCAGTAAAGTTTGATAGTAAAATGGCTAAAGAGGAAGAGGAATAATGCCAACATTCACACATGGAAAAAATGCAGTAGTTTTATTAGATAATACTAATCTTTCTACAACTCTTACAGATGCAGCTTTATCATTAACAGCAGATGTTGCAGAAACTTCTACTTTTACTGCTTCCTCAAAGACTTATGTTGCAGGATTGAAAGATGGTACTGCAACTCTTTCTGGATATTTTGAGAGCTCAGATCCTGATGCAGATGCTGAATATTTATCTCAGCTAGGAGGATCTGGATCAGCATTCTCTATTGCACCTATTGGATATACCAGAGGGAATGCTGTATCTTTTGGAAATACAATAGAAACTTCTTATGATAGAAGTGCAGATGTAGGCTCAGTTGTTGCAGTAGCAGTAGCATTCCAATTTGATGGAGATGCTTATAATGGTTTGAGCTTATTAGCTCCAACTGCTGTAACAAGTAGCTCTAATGAAGCAACAGTGGACTTTGGAGCTGCAGGAACTAATGGTGGTGCAGGAGTTCTACATTGTGTAGCAAGTTCAGGAAGCCCAACATTAGATGTTAAAATACAAACAAGCACTAATGGAAGTGTCTGGAGTGATTATATAACTTTTACTCAAGCAACAGGCACAACATCAGAGCTTAAAACAAGTGCAACTAATCCAAACAGATATGCAAGAGCAGTTCTAACTTATGGTGGATCAGGCTCAATAACTGCTGCTGTAGGGTTTGCACAGGGATAAATTAAGGAAATAGGAGAAAGATAAATGCCAACATTTACACATGGAAAGAGTGCAGCTTTTAAAATTGATGACTCTGGAGGAACTTTAAGAGATATTTCTAATGTTCTTACAGATGTTGCAGTTTCAAGAACTGCTGATGTAGCAGAGGTTTCAGCATTCTCTAATAGTTCTAAAGCTTATGTAGCAGGACTAAAGGATGCAACAATAACAATCTCTGGATCTTTTGATGCAACTGTTGATGGTTACCTTAAAGGAATACTTGGTGCTGAGGGATCTTTTGAGTTCTATCCAATTGGAACTACAGGAGGAAATCCTAAGGCTTCTGGAGAATGCATAATGACTAGTTATGACAGAACTCCAGATGTAGGTGGAGCTGTTAGTTTTACAGCAGCTTTTCAAGTTTCTGGAGATGTAACTGAGGGAACTGCTTAAAATAATACTTAAGTAATTCACAACAGAAAGAGGTTATCATGAAAAGACTTAGCTTAGATGATATATCTAATGCTCCATCTTTACCAGAAAAAGAAATTGAGATACCTGAATGGGATGCAACAGTTCTAGTTACAGGCTTAACTAAAGCAGATGCAGTAGAAATCAATGAACTATCTGAGAAAGAGGGAGTAAGAGATGAAGTACTTTTTGAAAAACATCTTTTGCTTAAAGGGTTAAAAGAGCCACAATTTGATGATTTAGATCAAGTTGAAGAGTTCTATAGTAAAGCTACACCATCAATAGTAGATAAAGTTCTTATAGGGATTTATAGGTGTATGGCTTGGACTAAGGAGGATCAGGCTTCAATAGCCTCTGAGTTTCCAGAATAATACAGAGTTGGCTTTTGAATTTAGACTAGCTTTAGATTTAGGCATGACAGTTGATGCTCTTAGAAAAAATATGAGTATGCAAGAATTTGAGTCTTGGAAGTTATACTACATAGATAGAAATAAAAAAGAGCAGAAAGCTATCACAGAGGCTAATGCTAGAGCAAAATTAAGGAGATAACTAAATGGCTAGAACAACTCTTGAGATGTTTATCAAAGTTGTTGGTGCTAATAAAGTAGCAAAAGCATTAGATAATGTATCTGATGAATTAAAAGATTTACAAAAGCAAACTGATAAAAATGAAAAATCTAATGCTAAATTTGCTGCAGGTATGTCTGGTTTATCTAAAGCAGCTATTGCAGGTGCAGCAGTATTTGCAGGAAAAAAACTTACTGATTTCTCATTAGATGCTGTTAATGCTGCTTCTGCTGCATTAGAGGCTTCTGCAGCTTTTGGACAAACATTTAAACAAGCAGCAGAGGGTTTAAATAATGAATTAGAAAAATCTGCTAATTTATTTGGTTTAACTAACTCAGAAGCTAGACAGTTAACTGCTGTATTTGGATCTGTAGCACAGGGTATTGGTTTTACAGAAGAAGAAGCAGCTAAATTAACATTACAAGTTTTTAAATTATCTGGAGATATTGCTAGTTTCAACAATCTCCAACAGGGAGCACTTCCAGTCATAAATGCTTTTAGATCAGGTATTGCAGGAGAAAGAGAGGCACTTGCCACTTATGGTTTAAAGATTACTGAAAGTATGGTACAAACTAAAGCCTTTTCTATGACAGGTAAAGATGCAGTTGACCAATTAACTTTGCAAGATAAAGCACTTGCAACTGTTGCTATAGCTTATGAACAAGCAGGAGTGCAGTTAGGTAATGCAGAAAGAGAAGCTGATGGGTTTGCAGCTTCTACAGTTAGATTATCTGCTGAAATTAGACAACTTAAAGAGGATATAGGTACAGAATTAGTACCTGCTGCTCAAGAAGTGTTGCCATTATTTAGAGAGTTTGCTTTTGAAGTAGCTCCAGAGCTTATAAGAGGATTTGGTGGTTTTGCTAAAGCAATAACAGATTTTACTTTAGCTTCAGAAAGAATTAGTGGAGGATTCTTTAAAACACTTATACAATTTGGCAATATTGAAATGTTGGCAGATCAGCAAAGATTATTCAATGCAGCAGGAGATAGAACTAATGATACTATTTTCAAAATGCAAGATAGATTTGATGCTACTAATGCTGAATTAAACAAATTTAGACTAAATGCAAATATATTAATTCCTCTTAATAAAAAATTTGGAACATCTATAGAAAAAGATGTTTTACCTTTTGCTGAAAAATTAGCAGGTGTTTTAGGTTTAAGTAATAAAGAAATTAAAGAACTAACAGACTTACAAGAAGATAGGGATGATGCACAAAAAGATTTAAATAGAGCTTTAGAGGAAGAGGGTTTAATAACTGCTCAAGAAGCTCTAAGAAAAAAAGAATTACAGCAACAAATTGCAGAATTAACTTTTTTCCAAAAACAGGGTAAAGATGTTACTGAGGAATTAGCAGTAGCACAAGAGGAACTTAAATTAGTTGAATTAGCATTACAAAGAGAATCAGATCAATTAGTTGAAGCTAGAAAAAGAGCTATAGATGCACAAGAAGCATTAGATGAAGCTACAGGAAAAGGTACATCTGCAATAGAAACACAGGTAGAGGCAGCTAATAAATTACAGGGTGTAATGGATTTATTTAATACAGAAAACTTTAGAGATGAATTATTACAAGCAGCAGATACTTTGAATTTTAATTGGAAAGAAGCCTTAGATGGTGCATTAAATGAATATCTAAAATTTAGGCAACAAATATCTGGAAAAACAATAACTCAAGAAGTTGATGAATTTTTAAAAGATTTAGATGAACAGGGATTATTAGTAGGTGGATTCAAACCATCTCCTCTTGCAGGTGGAGTAGATACTGATGCTGCTTTATTAGGAGATCAATCTGCTGTTAAAGATAATACTGGTGCAGGTGGAGATACTAATGTTAATTTAACTGTAGAACTTGATGGAGATGCTCTACAACAATACAACATAAAACTACAGCAACAGGGCAAGACTTTTCAAGTAAGATAATGAGTGTTGCTTTTGATCCTAATGTCAACTTAATCTGTGAAATAGCTTTTGATAGTAATCCATTAGACAGTTCACAATCTTGGACAGATGTATCAGCTTATTTAAGAAGTTTTGATACAAACAGAGGAAGAATTAGCAACTTATCACAATTCCAGACAGGAACAGCTACAGTTACTTTAGATAATAGAGATAATAGATTTTCTCCTAATCAAACAACTTATTACTATGATGCAACTAATGCCAGAACTAAAATACAGCCTCTTAAAAGGCTTAGAATAAGGGCTGAGTATGATTCTACAACCTATGATCTCTTTCATCGCTTTGTTGAGAGCTTTCCTGTCCAGTATGCC